GTCCACACCCACGCCGCCACCGAGATCACCGGCCTTTCCAGCTACATCATCGCATCGGCCCCGGGCCTCTCGATCACCACGACCGTCCACACGGCCACCGGCGCGACAGACACCTACAGCGTCGGCGGCCTCGCCTCCAGCGACCCCGCTCATGTCCTCGTGCAGCTCAACGGCGTCACGCAGACCCCCGTCACGGACTACCTCATCGATTTTCCAAACGGCCTGATCATTTTCGACGGCATCCCCGCCGCCGGGCAGCAAATCGCCCTCACCGCCCTCGGCCTTCGCACCGTCCAACCCCCCGTCGATCCCGCCCTCTACCGCTACGCATCGGACACCTCGAGCGACGGCCTCACGAACTACTACGGCCGCATCGCCAACACCGACTACGCCGGCCCCTCCAGCGCCTCCGATCCCGTCTGGACGATCCACCGCACCACCTTCGACCTCGCCGGTCGCGTCGTCTCCACCGGCTCCGCCACCGCCGTCGCCTGGGCAAACCGCACCACGGCCACCTACACCGCCACGCCATGACGACGATCACTGAATCCAACATCACGCAGACGCTCGACCTCTCGAGCTTCGACCTCACGCTCCCCGGCCTCATCGTCGAATACCCAACGCGCTCGAGCTTCCCGAGCATCGGAAAAGCCGACCGCCTCTACATGGCCCTCGACGAAGGCATGCCCTACCGCTGGTCGCCCTCCGCCAGCAGCTACGCGCTCATGATCCCGATCATCGATGCCGGAGCTTTTTGACACTCACCCCCCAAACGAAACCCACAACCACCACCACCTAAAAAAATCATATGGCTAATCCAGTAATTCGCATCAAAAGGGGCACAGGCTCCCCAGTATCGCTCCAGCTCGCCGAGTTGGGCTTCGACAAACTCAACAAGAAACTTTTCATCGGAACCGAAGAAGGCGTTTTCGACCTCTCCGGCGAGAGCTACGCGAAGAAGACCTTCGTTGACTCTGCCGTCGCAGCCGAGGCCGCTCTTCGCACCACCGGTGATTCAAATCTCAGCACCTCGCTGAATAACGAGATCAGCCGCGCCACCGCAGCCGAAGGCGTCATCGCTGGCAACCTGGCCACTGAGATCAGCGACCGCGCCGCCGCAGTTTCTGCCGAGGCTTCCGCTCGTTCCGCAGCCGATTCCGTTTTGGACGGCAAGATCACAACCGAGAAAAATCGCGTAGACGCAATTCTTTCAGCCGCTGACGCTGACAAAGATAGTTTTGCAGAAATTGTCTCGCTGATCAATTCTGTCGACACCACAAATGATTCAGCGTTCGCCGGTTATGTGACCTCGAACAACGCCGCTCTCGCCTCCGAGATCAGCACTCGTGGCGCCGACGATACAGCTTTGGGCCTGCGCATCGATGGCGTCGTTTCGGCAGCCACCGCGCTGACCACTCGTGTCTCCGCAGCAGAGCAAGACATCGTTGACCTCGGCACCGACCTCTCCGCCGAAACCTCCGCTCGTCAGAGCGCGATCAGCAGCGAGCAGACAGCGCGCCAATCGGCCGACACGACTCTCCAGTCGAACATCGACAGCGAGGCTTCGACCCGCGCCACAGCCGACACCAGCCTCTCGAACCGCATCACTGCACTCGAAGGTGCCAGCGCCGACAGCCGCCTGGACGCAGTCGAGGCCGATGTGGCCGACCACGAGACCCGCATCACCGCGCTCGAGACGACCATCGACGGCTGAGTTTACTAGTCCACCCGCAACCACTCCCCGGCGGGGCGCTACATAGCGCCTCGCCAAGCGGGGGGAGTTAAAAATCTCCGCTGAATAAAAAAGCCCCATGGCAAACCCAACAATCATTCCAAAAAAGTCGGTCCAGAGCGGAGCCATTCCGACGACCTCTCAGCTTTCGCTGGGAGAGATTTGCGTCAACCACAGTGACCGGCGAATCTACAGCCGCAACCCTTCCACGGGGGAGGTCTATCGCCTCGCAGGCGCAGGCGAAGCCCCTGACCGCGTCTTCGTCTTCGACTCCAACGGCGACACCACATACCTCGGCTACCTCCTCTACTCGGATGTGCCCGCCACCGGCTCCATCTACGACGCCCCAGACTGGGAAATCTCCCGAACCCAATTTTCCGCAGACGGAAACTCCTCCACCGAAGCCTCGGCAACAGGCGCGTGGAATTCTCGCAGCTCACTCCAATTTTCTTAAACCATGATCGCAACACCCATCCTCGCCGCAGGCACCTCCGTCAAAACCCTCGCCGCATTTTCAGCCAGCGACAACCAGCCCCCTGCCAGCGCCTTCGCCACGCTCGACACGAGAAACTCCATCGCCGTCCTTGATTTCGATGCCGCTACTGACGAGGCCGCGATCTTCTCCGGCGTCATCCCCGACTACGCCAACCTCGCCAGCGGCCTTAAAATCCGCCTCGCATGGATGGCCACCACCGCCACCTCCGGCAATGTCCGCTGGGGCGCACAAATCATGCGTTGCAACACCGACCTCGACTCGGACAGCTTCGACACCGCCACCCTCGTCACCAGCGCAGCAAACGGAACCAGCGGGATCGTCACGGTTGCCGAAATCACAACCACCGCGCTCGACGGCCTCGCAGTGGGTGAAACCTTCCGCATCCGCATCTACCGTGACGCCGACGATGCCGCGAACGACACTATGTCCGGAGACGCCGAACTCATCGCCGTCGAAGTGCAGCAAGTTGCTTGATTTATGGCTTACGCACTAACACTTGCAGGAGCCAGACTGAACATTGGCACATCGTCTTCTTTGGCTTTTGATAAAGATTCGGTCTTTACCGTTGCAGGGAATTTTTTATTTCCGACACTTGCATCTGGAGGATTCTCGCTTCTTAATAAACAGGACGCTTTTGGGAATTCAACAGGCTGGGCTTTGGGGTTCTTGTGGCAATTAAATGTAGGTCAAGGAGTAGGAAATTGGATTTCTTTTTCAAAGCGAAATAATTCCGCAAATGAATCTTGGGGAATCGCTTCTGCTTCGCCTGTTGCGGGGCAGTGGTCACACATGGCTGCATCGACAACATCTGCGAACACGCTGGATCAAAAAATTTACTTTAATGGCTCGCAAGTGACTACTGTTGTCAACAGGAACACCCTTACTGCCGCGATCACCAACGCCGTAGTTCCGCAAATCAATGGTCGAATCGGAGCTAATAACTTAAGCACTTTTTCTGCCGCCGAAGTCGGCATCTGGAACGCAGCCCTCACTGCCGCCGAAATCGCATCCCTCGCCAATGGCATGACCTGCGACAAGGTTCGCCCGCAGTCGCTTGTCTTCTACGCCCCCCTCGTCCGTGACCTCATCGACCAAAAAGGCGGTCTCACCATCACAAACAACAACGGCGCAACCGTCGCTAATCATCCCCGAGTCTATGCTTAACCATTACAACCTCACCACCAACGAACTCGTCAACCTCGCGCCCGAAACCCTCGCCGCATGGGCTGCGAACGGCAACCCGAAAGCTGCCGACTACGCCCCGCTCCCCCCCAAGCCCAGAGAAGACGCCACATGGGGCAACGGCGAGTGGATCACGCCTGCCGCGCCAGCCTACACCGCCGAGGAGTGGACCGCCGAACAAGGCTACGGCGGCAACCGCTCCACCACGCTCCTCTACCAAAAGCTCCGCCTCGATGCCGCCGCGAAATCCTCGCCCAAGCTCGTCGCTGTGCAAGCCTGGCTCGACTCGATGATCGCCTCCGGCCTCGCCCCCGCTGCCAGCAACTGGCCCGCCGCCCCGCACTCTTTTGAGGACACCCTCACCGAAACACTCACAATCCTAAACTCATAATCCCATGGCCAACGAACTCAACATCGCCCTGCCCACCAGCGGCCTCACCGTCACCGCGCAACGCTACCAATCCGGCTCCGCCGTCGGGTCTGCCATTTCGCTCACCGAGGTCGGCAGCACCGGCTTCTACTCTGGCAACATGACCGGGAGTGGAGGCACCTACCAACTCGCATTCCGCAGCGCCGGAGCCAATGTCGGCAGTGGAAGCATCGTCTGGAGCGGCGCCGCCGAAGTCCCCGTCAGCACCTTCAACCCCTCCACCGACACGGTCGCCAATGTCACCCTTTGCGCCACCACGACAACCCTCACCAACGCGCCAACGGTCCCGACCGCCAGCGCCATTGCCAGCCAGGTGCGCACCGAGCTTTCGGTGGAGCTTGCGCGAGTGGATGCCTCCGTGTCCTCGCGTCTCGCAGGCAGCGCATACACCGCGCCGACAACGCCACCCACAGCGGCAGAGATCGCCACAGCCGTCGAAGGCTCACTCCTCAACGAAGCCGACGGCCAAGCCGTCCTCAACGCCCTCGTCGGCGCGATCGGCAACACGAACCTGTCCGAAGTCTCACTCGTCGCGGCCGTTCGCGCCGACCTCGAGCGCACTGGAGGCAAACTGGACAGCATCCCGACGACCGCCGCGCCTAGCGCCTCGGCAGTGGCCGGTGCAGTCCGCACCGAACTCGGCACCGAACTCGGCCGCATCGACGCCGCCGTCTCGACACGCCTCGCCTCGGCCAGCTACACCGCACCGACCACGCCGCCGACAGCCGCGCAAAACGCAAGCGCCGTCCGCACCGAACTCAGCACCGAGCTGGGCCGCGTGGACGCAGCCGTCAGCACCCGCCTCGCCAGCAGCGCCTACACAGCGCCTGCGAACAGCGACATCAGCGCGATCAAATCCAAAACCGACAACCTGCCCGCCTCGCCAGCAGCCACAGGCGACATC